CTCGGAAATCGTTGGTAGTGCCGATCACGCCGTACCAGGCGGCGTGCACGCAACTACCGGCGCTCTAATCGGCCCAGGTTCCGAGATTGCTGGCAGTGCCGCGCGACTTGCGCTGCATGTCACGACGGGCGCACTGGTAGGCCCAGGTTCTGAAATAGTCGGCTCCGCCACTCGCTTTGCCGTTCACCCCACCAGCGGCGCGCTAATCGGCCCCGGTTCCAGCATAATCGGCTCCGCTGTAAACGGTGCAACTGCCGGAATCCTCAATATTCGCTCGTTCTGCAACTGGGAAGGAACTATCTTAGCCAGTACTCTTGTCGAAAACGTAGTAATCTTAAACGTTACGACGCGGGCAGTTGTCCTTGCCCTTGCCAATCAGCTGACTGACATTGCCGGTGACATGACTATTTCCAATGCTCTTTTAACTCCAGGCACACCTTACATGGTCGCCGCTTGGAACATCAATGGGAGTATTCGCGGATTTGCTGAAGTGACCGCGGAATAATCAAATGGCCTTCATCTACGCGGGCAATGCCCCAGGAAAGGCCGGCTGCTTCCTCTACTTTGACGGGGTTATCCCGGCTTCAACCTCAAACGGAGGGTTCGGGGGCAGCGGAGGTAATCGCGGGGCTTCCGCTAAACTCAAGCGTTCTCGAGACTTAAAAGAGCTTTTCGACCGCATCAGCGAAGAAACTGTCGAAGAGGTTGTTGATTATGAACTTCCGGCGGCTCCAACTACAGTTGATGTTTCGGCAGCTGTCGCCCGCGTAACCACTATCCTCAAAGCTGCTCAGGAAGAAAAGCAAGTTCGAATCGCCCGTAAGGCCGCTGCCATTATCTCAGCCCTAAAAGTTCACTTAGAAGAGCTGGAAGATGAGGAAGCTGCCGTTGTGAGCTTGTTGTTTTAACCCACGGATTAAGAATCCATAATCCCCCTGTTTTATGCCTACATATCTCTATAAGTGCCCGGCTTGCCGCAGTCGCCGCGACGTTATAAAGTCCCTTACAGTACTCAATCGTAAGGAGTCCTGTGAAGCCTGTCAAGCCCCGATGGAGCGTCAGATCAGTGCTCCTGCCGTTGTATCCGACTACGCTGGGTACAATTGCCCAATCTCTGATAAATGGATTGAGGGCAGAAGGGCTCACGAGGAGAACCTTAAAAGGCACGGCTGTCGAATATATGAAACGGGAGAAACAGCGGAAATACGCCGAAAAGCGGCATCGGAAGACGCAGCCTTCGACCGATCAGTAGATGAAACCGTGGAGCAGTTTTATGAGGCCCTGCCCTCGGAAGGTCGCGAGGCGCTAGCCACCGCGGTCACTTCAGGCCTCGATGTGGAAATAGCAAGGATCTAAAATGGCGGACTTAGCAGACGAGGGCGGTACGGCTCTTGACATTGACAGCATGGTGGATGAGATTGGGGAGGGACTCGGGTTCGGTAACGACGACCCGGATCAAGGCGATGAAGCCGATCCCCCGCCAGAGACGCCTGCGCCAAAAGCTCCAGCCGCTACGGAACCTTCCAATTCCGACCCGGATGCAAAAGTAACTGACCCGGTTACCCCTCCAACTCCTGTTGAATCAGTTGCCGAAGCCCCGAAAACTTGGCGCAAGGAAGCCGCAGCAGTCTGGGCCACCTTGCCCTCAGAAGCCAAAAACGAAATCCTCAAGCGCGAGCAGGATATCTTCCAGGGACTCGAAGGCTACAAAGCCGATGCCGGGTTCGGCAAATCCATCAAGCAGGTCCTCGCACCCTTCGAAGCCGTCATGCGGGCGCAGAACATGGACCCGGCGAAGACTATCGGTGGTCTTGTCAATTACCATCATCAAGTCGGCACCAGTACCCCCGATCGAAAAGCCTCCCTGTTGATTCAGATGGCAAAAAACTACGGGGTAAACCTCGTGGCAGAAACCGTAGGCGAGCCTCCCTACATCGATCCTACAGTCCTAGACTTGCAAAATCAACTCCGGGCTGTACAGTCCGAACTGTCTGAAAGCGCAAATAGTCGGCGGGCAGCCCTGGTAGAAACCACCAGCAAGCAAGTCGATGAATTCGCTTCCAAAGCGGAAAACGTTTATTTTAATGAAGTCGCCGACGACATCGCGAACTTAATTGCAAAAGGCGTTTCCACCACGCTCCAAGATGCTTATGATAAAGCTGTCTGGGCGAACCCGGTTACGCGGGCTAAGGAGATTGCTAGGTCTACGGCCGAAGCAACTGCGAAGTCTACAGCGGAAGCCAAGGCTCGCGCAACAGCTGCAAAATCAGCAATTGGGGCAAATGTGAAGACGACTGCCAAGAGCGGGCGCACCGCAGCGCCAACAGGAAGCATCGACGACACGCTAGCAGAAACGCTCGCGAACATCCAATCGCGAGGATAGTGTGAAATTGACCCTAACCTAGGAGCTAAAAATGCCCTCTCCCAATGCGACCTTCACGGAACTTGTCACAACCACTTTCCGCAAACACTCGAAAGAGATCAAGGACAATCTGTCCAAAAACAACGCCCTGCTGGCCCGGCTGAAAGCCAAGGGTACGCGCAAGGAAGACGGCGGCTTGTCCATCGTCGAGCCCCTCGACTACGCAGCAAATGGCACCTACCAGCGCTATTCCGGCTACGATGTCTTGAACGTTGGCGCAAGCGACGTGATTTCCGCTGCTGAATTCCAGTGGCGTCAGATCGCGATCAACGTCGTGGCAAGTGGCCTGGAACTCCGTACGAACTCCGGATCTTCGCGGATCATCAACCTCGTCAAGTCCCGCATGAAGAACGCAACGCGTACCTTCAAGAACAACTTCTCCGCGGATGTGTATTCCGATGGCACCTTGCCAAACCAAATCGGTGGTTTGCAGGTTCTCGTCTCGGACACCGGCCAAGGTACTGTTGGCGGCATTGACTCGGCGGTTTGGGCGTTCTGGCGCAGTCTGGTGCAGTCGGCGGCAGCCCCTATCCAAGGTGGTTCCGGCATTACCCCAGGCTCCACCACGATGGAATCGCTGATGCTGCCTCTCTGGCTGGCCCTTGTCCGCGGCGACGATCACCCTGATTTGATCGTAGCTGACAACAACTACTTCACGTTTTATGAGCAGTCCCAGACTTCGCTCAAGCGTTACACCGGTGAGGCTGGCACGGCAACCGGCGGTTTCAGTGCGTTGAAGTACAAAAACGCAGACGTGATCTTCGACGGCGGCTCCGGCATCCCCTCAAATCGGATGTACTTCCTGAACACCGACTACCTGGATTTGGTCGTTCACACCGACGCTGACATGGCTATCATGGACGAAATGAAGCCTTACAACCAGGATGCAGCCGTTGTCCCGATCCTCTGGATGGGCAACATGGTCTGCTCGAATCGGTCCCTGCAAGGGCTGGTCAAGGCTTAAGGCCTTAACTCTCTAACTTCAAGGAGAAACTCTCATGACATATGCAACAGCAACCCCCGTCGTCGGTCAGCCGATGGCGAATCTGATCGGTCTGAATCTGACCGATACCACCGCTCGCCTTCCTACGGGAACCATCCAGTCTGCGGTCAGCGCTTACTGGGGTGGTGGCGAGTTCATCTACGCTCGAGCCAACGGCGCCATCCGCGGCTTCGGGCTGTGCCAGCTCAATCCGGTTTTTGATGCAGACACCAAACGCTGGCGCTTCGAGGCTACGGAAGCTGCCAGTACCATCATCCTTGGCCGACCGATCTGCGTTTCGCAGGCCGCTATGGTCGCCGGTGACTTTGGCTGGTTCTGCGTTGGAGGTCTGACCCCGGTTAACAGCAACGCTGCTGTCGCCGCGAATACGACCTTCTCTATTGCAGCTACCGGCCAAGGCGGCGCAGCGGCTAACGGCAAGCAAATCGTCAATGCCCGCATCGTTGGTGCCAGCACCATCACTGTGGCAAAAACGAACAGCTTGACCGTAGGGTTGTCGACTTTGCTGCAAGTCTCCGATTCGGACGGTTGGTTCGTCGGGGCTTACCTGTCCGGTACTGGTGTCGCGTCAGGCGCAACTATTACCTCCATCTCCCCTGATGGTCGTACTGTTACCATGTCCCTTGCCAGCACCGCTGCCATCGTCGGCACGGTCACAGCGACTTACAACAACGCGACGATCTTCTACAACATCGCGCACATCAATCGTCCGTTCCAGCAGGGCGCTGTCACCTAATCCGTGACACTTACGATCGGGGGCTTCGGCCCCCTTTCTTGCTGCCAATTCCGGCGTAACTAAAGGACCCGATATGGAAGCCAAAGAAGCCCGCCCCCCTTATGTAACCTTTGAAACGAAAGGTGAAGAGGATCGTACAGCGAGTATCGAACGAGGTTTCTATGTCGCAAGGGACGTCGATTACGCTCTGATCACTCCCCAAGGCTCAAAGGACCGAATCGAGCGAAAGGTTGCTGATTGGTTCCCGCAGCTCGAACAAAACGTAATGGAAAATCGGATGCCGCGAGAATGGCTGAAGGCCTTTCGCGAAGCATACGCGGCTTGGAAAGAAGGCCGGGAACTCCCCTTAAATGGCACTCCGATTTTAACTTGGTCCGTTGCGGCTCCGCATCAAATCAAGTCCCTGTTGGACGCGCACATCCGGACAGTCGAAGACCTCGCGGCTGCGAACGAAGAGACCATTTCCCGGCTTGGTATGGGCGGCCGGGCCTTGAAAGATAAGGCAGTTAGCTGGTTGACGAGCGCGGGCACTACGGGTAAAGTAACCGAGGAATTGGCAGCCCTCAAGATTGCCAAGGAAGCCGCTGAAGCTCAAGTTTTGGCGCTTTCCAAGCAAGTCGAAGTGCTCGCGACGCAGGTCGCTTCGTTACTTCCAGCCGTGAAGAAACCCTAGGAGGTCTGAATGCCCATGAACATGCTGCAGATAATTCAGGAAGTGCGGGGACGATTAGGTCAGCCGATTCCCGGAAGCATTGCGGGCAGCACCGACCCTGGGGTTATCCAGCTCCAGGGGCTCTTGAATGAGTTCGTGGAGGACCTGGAAACTCGGCAGTACTGGCAAGCAAACCAAATCGAAACTACCTGGTTGACGACTGCGGCGGAAAATCAAGGCGCTACGTCTACCTTATTTCCATATGGCTTTTGCGGGATTGTCCCCGATACCTTCTACAATCGCAGTACGAAGCTCGCAGTCGGCGGTGGGCTGAATTCAGCTGCCTGGGCACTGCAAAAGGCTTTGGTCATGTCAGGACCTCTGCCGAACTTCCGAAT